ATTCATCGATTTCGTATTTATAATTCATCCGTGAAACCTTTGGAGGATCCGAGCGAACACGATTTGGACGACGAACCGATGGATTTTGAAATTCTGAATACCGGTACATCCGAAGAGTTAATATCCGTACTTCAAATGTATAATTCATAAATCGGTCCTTCCGCATCTTTTTCGTCGCATTGGAATCCTTTGAATAGAGTGCGTTCGATTTGTCGGCTGGGTACGGCCTTATGGACTTCCGCGGCGAGAACACGATACAAGTCGAAATCGGGATAGCGTTCCTCGCCATTCGGAAGACGTAATACATTTTTTCCTTCGTCATCTTGTAGCCATTCCCACAGCATATTATATACGGGAGATACGGTTTCGGCGTACATTTTTCCGGGTTCTTTCGTCATAATTTTCACGGGAGTGGCGTTTGCCGGTCGTTCCTCGTACAAGGATTCAATCATACTGACGGAAAGTCGGCATAAATCAAACGACGGATTGGGTTCGACTTTTTTACCTTCAGTCGCATCGTAAAACGGATCGCAATTGTACTGCGTTGCCGCATCATTACCAGGATAGAACGCATCACTAATAATAAATCCGGCGGGTTCTGGAAGATGATAGGAAGCACGACCGAAATCAATAATTTTCATAATACGTCCGTAGGTCGGTACTTTCATACACCACGATTGCTTTCCTTTATGAACGCGGTAATATAGATGAGTGGTTCCAGTACCAGACCACATCACGTTATTGGAGTGTAAATCATTATGTACGAAACCGAACCAGTGTTGGGCGCATGTGAGCGCGGCGATGACTTGGAATAACCAGGCGGTCCAACGCTGTTCCTTCGTTTCCTTTAATTCGTCGTCTTCGACTTCGAGTAAATCTTCGAGCGTTCCTTCTGCCTTTTCGAGTAGAGTAACCTGAACGGGAAAATTATCAAACTCTACGAATTGCTCGATTTCAGATTCGTCATCAGAATCGCTAGACCCACTTTCATCGGCTTCCATACGTTTTAGACGAAGTTTAGGCGCCGAGAGTACGATAGGCTTCGCTTCCGTAGGAGAAATTTCGGGTTCCGCTTCGCTCATCTCTGAGTCTTCCGCAAGAACCGTATTGATCTCTTCCACGGCTTCAAAATCACCGATATCGATAGACGATAATCCTTCCGTCAAAAACTGCGTACTTTTATCGTCCGCGTTATCTTCGTCATCCTCTTTATGTAAACGGAAGAGTCCGAGACGTTGATTCCGTCGCCACCACGGTTCTTTACGCATACTATTGTACTCGTCGGAGATATTGAATAAATATTTTTCGGCGCGTGCGGAAAAGGTTCCAAAACTTCGGCACCAGTGGGGCGATATGCGCGCATCGACGAGACGATTCGCGATGGTCGCGAAGAGCGCATCGACGTACGCTTCGTTCATCGGATCGTTGATTTTCGCAAGCGCCGTTTTCCATAAATCGCTCGGAGCCGATAAAGCACCGTCGTCCGGCCAGATATAGTCTCCTTCCATCGCGGAAATCGGATCCAATAAATGAATACGTTTAACGAATACCGGTAATTCCTGTTTTTCCGTAGTATGAATGGTCGCATAAAATCCTACATCGTGGCTCATCGATTCGATGAGAGATCCATTCATACCAAGCCAGCAATGCTTGACATTTTCGTTGGAGCCTCCGAATTCCGGCTGAAGACGTTCGAGTATTGAGAAGAACGACTGGGCTTTACGAAATTCGGGTAACGCCGAAAGAATGACATCCGGAATCGGCGCTCTCACGGGCGTAATTTGGAGCGATGTTGGAAGTTCAGATACATCCGGTTTCGCAACGATGCCGCGTTGTATTGTTTGTTTAGGAGCAACGGGTTTTCCTCCTCTTCCGCCTCTTGCGCCTCCTCCGCCTCTTGCGCCTCCTCCACGTCCTCGCCGAGGTATCGGTCTTGCGGGCATTTCTAATCGTGATACCGGGTCTATATTTTGAAGACTACCGCAACGAAAAAATTGAGCGATTCAACATTCCATTTAATTAGTTAGAATGGGTACTTGGTCGTATCCGTTATTTGCGACCGTGAATGAGAAAACGCCGGATGATTATGTGATTACCCTCGCAGATTTGAGCGCGAAGGATATTCAGGGCTGGAAGCATGCTGCGTTCTTCCATCTCGTGAAGACGACGACCGGCTGGGAGGAACAACCGACCTGGACGCTGACCGAATTTATGCGGACGTATTGCGATACGCATAAACTTATGGATCATATGGATAATGCGACGATTCAACTCTGGTTGAATCTGTTTGCGTATCTACACGGTAAATATCCAAGTTTAAGTGTAAGATTTCATTTCTTCTGTTCGGATAGTAACGAACCATATTATTTTAGCGTCGATAAGACCAGCCCGCAGAAACTCCTAATGTGCGTAGGACAGAGTGAAAGCCAGTTGTATATGGTCCCTGATGCGAAGGGAGAACGGGAATTTAAGTTTGTAGTCGCGAAGTACGCGCACCGTTGGAAAGACGCAAGTTTTCGGTGTCTGTCACTTCGCATCAATCCCTTATCATTATGGTGAGTTCAAAAAAAATGTTCTTAAAATATATAGGGATGCGTATTGGTATTGTCGGCGGAGGTTTTGTAGGCAGTGCGACAGCGTTATTAGAATGTGATGCGATTGAGGTGCGAATTTTTGATAAAGATCCGCGGCGATGCTTACCGCCGTCAACGACTATACATGATCTGGTCGGACTCGATTTTGTATTTGTATGCGTTCCAACTCCGTCGTACGAAGACGGTCGTTGTAATACGACAATTGTAAAGAATTGTATTCAGGAACTGAAATCGGCTGGCGTTACGAATATTGTTTTACGTAGTACCGTACCTCCTGGTACGAGTAAAGAACTGGATGTGATGTTTATGCCCGAGTTTTTGACGGAAATAAATTGGCGGAACGATTTTTTCCAATGTGCGGCTTGGATATTTGGCGCACGGCATGAGGAGGAAAAAACGTTATTTACTTCTTTAATTCAAGCGGCGTATTCGTGTGGAAAAATTAAATCGAATGATATTCAATTTACCTCTACGACCGAGGCAGAACTCGTAAAATACACTCGCAATAATTTTTTAGCACTCAAGATAAGTTTTTATAACGAAATATATCAGTTATGTAGCACCATCGGATGTGACTACAATACGGTTCGCGATTGCGTCACGCGGGATACACGTATCGGCAATAGTCATAGTTTAGTTCCAGGATACGATGGACATTTTGGTTTTGGTGGTACTTGCTTACCGAAGGATACCGCGTCTTTAGCGACATTTATGAAACAACGGGGTGTCGAGTCGCCGATTATTGATGCGATGGTGTATCGTAATAATGTAATAGACCGCCCCGAAAAAGATTGGCAAAAAGATCCTCGCGCGTTCACAAAATCTTAGACCCGCGGGTCTCGTAAAAATTTGGTTTCTCACAGAAAGGTATCAGAATGTCTGGAGTAGCAGGAGCAGTAGGAGCAGGAGCAGCAGTAGGAGGAGCAGGAACAGGAGGAGCAGCAGCGGTCGCAGGCGCAGGAGCTACGCTGAGCGCAATTATGCCTACAGCCGGTGACGCGAGTCAGCGACCGACCGTGAATCTCCGGCTCTCTAAATTCAATATGGGAATGATACCCGACGACGCCGTCGTCGTGATGATTGGCCGCCGCGGTACTGGTAAATCTTATTTGATTAAAGATCTTGCGTGGCATAAACAGCGGTTTCCGATTGGAACCGTGATTTCCGGTACAGAAGGCGCGAATGCATTTTATTCAACCATCGTACCTAGTTTATTTATCCACGAAGAATTCAATACAAATATCATTAGTAACGTACTAAAACGCCAAGATGCGATTACGAAGCAAATTCGTAAAGAAAAAGAGACTCGCGGTACATCGGCACTGGATCGCCGTGCGTTTATTATTATGGACGACTGTATGTACGATAATAAATGGATCAGTGATAAATATATACGCTCGTTATTTATGAACGGTCGGCATTACGGACTGTTATATATTTTAGCGCTCCAGTATGTGATGGGTATTCCGCCGGTGCTACGAGGACAGGTGGATTACGTATTTATTCTACGCGAAAATCAGGTGAGCGCGCGGAAACGTATTTACGATCAATTCGCGGGTATTTTTCCAACGTTTGAATTGTTTTGTCAAATTATGGACCAATGTACCGAAAATTACGAGTGCTTAGTGATTCATAACGGCGCAAAAACGAATCGTATTGAGGATTGCGTTTTTTGGTACAAGGCTACGCCGCATCCGGATTTTAAAATCGGATCGCGCGAGCATTGGATTAAATCGGCAGAATACGAGCGACAGAAAGAACTCGCCGAGGCGGCGGGAGAAACGGGACCGACACTCACGGCGGGAACCGTCGAGCGTAAAGGACCGGTTGTTCAAGTGAAAAAATACTAGGTAAAAAAAGGCGAAATATCTACACCATTTTTCCGATCGGAGCGGACGAGTTTAATATACGGTGTTTTACGGGCTTCTTCAGGATGATCGCGTAAGCATTTCATACGATTCTCCATACCGCATATATCCTTTAACATATCGTGCTCGGCCGGATTGATAATCATAGGTGGAATCGTTGATAATTTCTTCTGTAGAATGTATTGTAAGCAGGCGTGTTGGGTTAAATATACATCGGTATCGACGTGGGAATCCCATACCAAATGAAGGTCAATATTTTCAGCGGTTAAACGTCGTTTATACGCTAAAAAGCCTATCGTCACGGCCTCATGATATTCTTTGAACCATTCACGTATTATGATGCTATTAGTAGGAGCCATAATAAACCAATTTTCAATATACAATGATAGATTTCTGTTGGAAGTACAGTGGGACTTCGTATTTTGGAAACTAAATCCCGTCATGTGACTGTGTCGTTCCAGACTCCGACGATGTAGGCGATTCAGAGCATCTGGATCATTCACTAGAATCGATGCGTCCATCCATACGCCGCCGTATTTGGATAATAAATTTAAACGTATCCAATCGGCCTGATGTTGGGGTTTCAGAGTATTGTAATGTTTCGGATATTCGTATTCATCGATAAAATTAGGAAGTAGGGTTTTATTCAGAAACCGAATATCCCATCCTTTCAGATTCGGAATATTGTAAGTATGAATTTGTTGAATAAGTAGCGGTACATCGGGCGTATCCCAATACATCCAAATAATTTTTGGAAGATTGTACGGAGCAGGATAAAAATATACACAGAACGAAATGATTACAACGGCGAGAAAAATATAAAGCAAAAAGGAATTTCGTTTCATCGTTCCTTACATTCTGTAAATAATTTAGTCCACCTCC